GCCCGCTCCAGCTGTGGCAACCCTGCATTTAAATTAAAATCTTCGCGAACCTGATAATAACTTTCCTCAGTCTGATTCTGAGTAAAGAGCGATAACGCCACGACAATAAACGGGCGCGTATGCTCTTTAACCTGACGATAAAGGTTAATCAGATCAGGATTAACATCCGCCACCAGATAGGCCGGATAATCCGTATTCATCATGACGGCACATGAACCGGCAAACGGCTCAACCAGACGATCGCCGGCGGGCAGGTGCTTAATTAGCTCAGGCATAAGGCCGGACTTACTGCCGGCCCATTTCAGGATGGTTTTCATAATGCCGCCCCTTTGTAATGCACGCTTTTCAGTTCACTGATTTCTTTGCAGGTCACACAGTGGCAAACGCCCGGCAGTGCGCGGCGGCGCTTCTCCGGGATTTCTTCGCCACACGACAGGCAGAAAAACTCACTCGCCCCTGTCGGGCGGTGAGTAGCGTTAGCCAGATTGCGCGCCAGCTCTTCCTGCACGCGCTGCTGTACCATGTCCATTGAATCAGCCATCAGTGCAGCTCCTGCGCCTGGTTCTCAAAGCGTTCTGCTTCTTTGTCCAGCAGCTCAATGATTTCCGCCGCTGACATTTCCTGTTTGCGGGCATGAATTGCCAGTGCGGCCAGGCGGATAGAAACGGACAGCGCATCATCAGAACGCTGCTCAGTTTTTGCCTTGCTCAGCAGGGCATTAAGCGCGTCATCATCAGCTTTAAAATTACGGGTCTGGATATTTCGCATTTCTCTTTCTCCTGAATTCGGGCAAAAAAATGCCCGGCGGGTTTACGCCATTTAATTTCTTTGGGTTAATTAATTAGGTAACGTCAGATTCTTTGGAAATAAACTCACGACTGCTTTTAAGTGATTCATTGCGCAAATCAGCGCCGTTTTTTCGTCACTCGTCAGTTCACTGAAATCAACGACGTGACGTTCTTTGCTGATATTAGCCAGGAAGTAAATTGCGCTCAGTGCGCGGCCATTCTGTTCAGCCTGCTGATTGCGCATGTCTGCGATAAAGCGGTTGAGTTCACTGCTGCAATCGCCATACATCATTGTACGAAGAACTGATATGTGATTAAGCGCACTGGCGCGCTGCCCCGCGTTCATCTGAACAGTGATACTTTCAGCTTTGTAAGCCATGACATCTTCCTCTTACCAGTTAATCCTGCCAGCAGTTCGGCCTGTGAAATTGCCGGGTGCCAGCGCCTGCCCTTATCTGCTGCAATCCAGCCGTGGCCGTATGCGTGGGACGGACTTTGCCGCTTCAGAAGCGGTGCTACCGAAAAGGCCATTTTTCACACCATCCCGATTGATGCACCGATACCACTTAACACATCAGCAGTACCTGACAGCGCAGGGTTAGAGTGAACGCGAGCCTGGACAGTCAGCGCCGCCAGCATCATGCAGCGAATGCCGGTATTAGCCGCTTCAATAATCCCACGACGGCATGAGGTGGTAATGCTGGCGTGATTAGCTGCACTGGCAGCAAGGGTCCCGACCTGAGCAGAAGCATTGAGCACATAAGCAGAAAACTTTTCAGCGGCGTGCTCATTAACTGGCACACATGGCAGGCAGTGAAGTTGCGCAAGCATCCCATCCATCAACGTCGCGTCTTCGGTCAGGTCTGTGAGCAGCAGCAATTCTGAGACTGTCAGTTGATGCACCTGATCAGGATTCAGCTTATTGCGTAGTGTCTGCACTTTCATGCCCGCTTGCTGGGCCAGTTCACGCATGTTGTGAGTCAGCGCAAATTTGCGGCAGGCTTCTTCAAAGTGGTTATGGGTGGATGTCTTGAAATCAAACATGGTCATTCCTTTGCTCAACTTAAATAATTAAGTTGTTATGCAGCGACGTAGCGACAATTGACACCTTGAGCGAGCAAACGCGCGCGGAAGGCAACCATGTTGATGCGTGCGGCACCACCGATTTTTTTACGTGGCATAACAAGCAGATCACCGTCTTCAACCATCTGTTTCACGGTACGAAGGCTGTAGCCATAAGCCTGCGCGAACTGCTCATAGGTCATAAGATCTGGTCCGCTAGGTATTGTAATTTGATTGGTCATCGGGGATTATCTCTGGTTGGTAGCTTTTGTAGTGCATTGGCGTGCATTTTGGCTTACGGGGTGGATGATATGATCCAAGTGAGTGATTGCAAAGTAACCCCAATGGAATATTTGAGGGGATCATGCTTGACGTTGTAGGCAATGCAAAAGAGATTTTAGAAAGAATCCTTAGTTCTTATGGTGTTAGAACAAGACCCGAGCTTGCTGCACTTTTGCAGATCCCCTTACCAACTATTAATAACTGGGTTGCAAGAAATAGCTTGCCCGGTGACTACATTATCCAATGCGCTATAGATACTGGTGCTGACCTGAAGTGGCTAGTTTCAGGTGAACTTGAAAATGTAAGATTAAATGCAGCTCCGCATGGTTTTGCAAAAGGTAAGGTATTGCACGAGCAGCTTTTAGCTAATGGCGGAAAGCAAGTGGTTCAGAGGATTCTGCATGCTTACGGGTTTACCATGCAGAAAGAACTTGGAGACTTGTTAGGGATTCCCTCCGGCACAATGAGTGCGTGGGTTCGTCGCGACTATTTCCCTGGCGACGTTGTCATAACCTGTGCGTTGGATACTGGCGTTTCTCTAAGATGGCTTGCTACTGGCATTGGTGAAATGATTGCGCGGAACAATCGTGAACAAATCTCATCCAGTGAAATTGTTACGATTGAAAAATACTCCCTCTTTAACGGGGAGTTAAACAAGACTGGTTTATGGGTATGCGACCCTAGTCTGATTGCAGAAACCGTGAATAACCCAGCGTTAGTGGAAAAGGGGAGCAATAAATGGATTGTAGATTTAGAAGTGAAAGCTATCGGTAATGGATTGTGGTTAATAAATATTGATGGGGTGAATGATGTTTATACAGTATCCCGAATTCCAGGAAACAAGATTAATATTAAAAATTCATCCTATAATTTTGATTGCAAGATAGAAGATGTTGAATGCGTCGGAATGGTCTATCTCACACTGATGGAAAATAACTAGGTCATTATGAAAATTAAAATAGCTCTCACAATTTGCTTTTTTGCTGCCTTTGCTCACTCTGCTTGGGCTGCTCCTGAAATGTTCAAAGATTCGAAAGCCATGATGGAAGATCACAATGACTATCCACCAGAGAACGGCTCTTATAAGGTTCTGAGCAAAAAACCTTTGCATGTACAAATTTTGCCTACCATCTTCAAAGGTGACGTTGAAAGAAATATTCAGTATGAGGCTAATAAAGCAGCTGTCTACACTGTTTACCGAGTGTTGTTTCAGACTCCAGCTAATACGGTCAAAGTAACTGTGCTGCCTAGAGAATTAGATGTTCAAACCCATAAATATACACCTGCTCCTAAATACGCATTCACTTTTTCTCTTAGTAGAGAAAAAGCTTTAAAACTTTCAAGCCAATATGCTGGCATTGACAATTCAGACGATTTATTCCAGAACGATGGTTATCAGTGGGCTGAGTCATTCCGCGCTTGTTGCTATTCAGACAGAGGAAATCCCGGTTTAGCCGCATTTGTTCAAGAATTGAAAAACAGCAGGTGATTTGGTGGCAATAAAGAAACTTGTTTCTGGTGAATGGCTTGCTGACTTCTATTTAGATGGACGAGGCAGCCGACGCATTCGCAAGTCTTTTGCAACCAAAGGCGAAGCTGTAGCTTACGAAAGCTACACACGCAGTGAAGCTGAAAACAAACCGTGGATAAAGGAAAAAGAGGATCGCCGTAAGCTGAGCGAGCTTATAAAGCTTTGGGATTCTCTTCACGGGCAATCACTTAAAGCGGTTAAGTCCCGTAAAGCTAAGCTGGATATTGTATGTAAGGGCTTAGGCGATCCGATAGCTTCCCAGCTTACCGCTAAAGATTGGGCGCATTACCGTGACCAGCGCTTGCAGGGGAAAATTTCCAATGGTTATCACGATGATGAATCAAAGTGGAAAGTAAAGCCTATCACGGTTAACAGAGAACAAAACTATCTTGCCGCTGTTTTCAATGAGCTGAAGAGGTTAGGGGAATGGTCATTACCTAACCCACTGGAAGGCGTTAGGACGTTCCGGGAAGATGAAAAAGAAATGTCCTGGCTTACGTTAAAGCAGATCACTGAACTTCTTAATGGTTGCGATCTTTACGGAAAACCAGACCTAAAGATGATATGCAAAGTTTGCCTGGCTACTGGTGCGCGCTGGACTGAGGCAGAAACCTTGACCCGTTCGCAGCTGTCACCTAATAAGCTGTCGTTCTTTAAAACTAAAGGTGGGAAAAACCGAACTGTTCCGATCCCGCAATGGCTTTATGATGAACTGAAGGAGCGGCAGGGCAGGATGTTTAAACCTTGCTATCAGGACTTCAAGAAGATGCTCGCTACTACGACTATCCAGCTTATAGAAGGCCAGAAAACTCATGTGCTTCGGCACACTTTTGCCAGCCATTTTATGATGAATGGTGGCAATATTCTCGTACTACAAAGGATACTCGGTCATGCGAACATTCGTGAAACGATGAAGTATGCCCACTTTGCCCCCGACCATTTAGAGGAAGCCGCAGCCCTTAACCCTCTTGCCATTTTGATGTCTACAGAATGACTACCCAGCATGTACGTGATTGCCTTTGGTTGCACCAGATATAGACTTAACTAATTGTTTAATAAATAAAAACAATATGCATCAATGGCATTGCGAAAAAGCGTCTTAACTAAGGTATCGCTAACGCGACATCTAAAAGTTAATAGCAAACAAGGGGTTGGCATCTGCCAGCCCTTTTTTATGTCAGTGCCATCCTTGCAGCCTGCAGTCAACCGGCGTCCGGCCGGTGAAAATGATAAATCGCCGTATTAACCGGTCCCGCCTCTAATACGATCAAGCCATAGCGACAGCCAA